CATGCGTGATACGATGCAAAAATGGGATAGTGCGGAAGATGGCGGCGGCGGTGCTTTTGGTGGTCGTGCGGGTGGCGGAGGCTTTGCCGGTACAGGTGTGCCCAGTGCGGGCGGCGCTGCCGTAGGCGGGCCTCAAGGTCCGATGGGCCGCAGTGGTCCCGGACCCGGTCAATCGTATCCGCAGAGCAAAGGTGGCGGTGGACCAGCGGAGACAACTGCTGACCTTGGCGACAGCGGTCCTGTTGGTACTCTTGCTGAACAACGAGCAAGGTTCAAGAAAGAATTGGACGATGATCCACAACTTAAGAAACTAGCCATTGGCGCAATGGCAAGTGAAGGAGGCGTTCAGTCCAATCTAGAGCAGCTGATGAACATGGCGACGATGCGCAAACAGACTATTCGTCAGGCGTTGTATTCAGGTCAGTATGGTCCTGTCACAGGGAGGAATAAGCTATCAACTGAAGAATTGTTACGGCGTGGCGCACGTCAAGGACAGGTTGGCGAGGATGCGCTTGAAAAGGTTTATGCTGGGTCAAACATTACAGACTACGCAACTGATCAAGGTATGAAGGGTGATCCTAACTACGACAAGTACATGTCGAACCGTGCCTATTGGGGAATGCATAAAGTTGAAGGCGCTTGGTTTTCTGCTCATGGAGAGAAGGGTCGTCGTTGGGCGGAGCAACAAAGAGCGGCGGCAGCAAAAGCAGGAACTGGTGCTTGGAGCGGCAAGACTCCTGTTAGTTTGCCTTATGCGGATTGGTCGCGCGATCCGATTGACAGTGCGTTGCGAGCTTCCAGAGGCCATCTTGGCACTGCCGACATCAATATTGATTTCACAGGTGCGAACAAGAAGAAAGTGGAGAACGACCGAATTAATAATGCATTTATCGATGTGAAGATACATCGTTCGCCACAGGCTCCACTCGCTGGCGGCGGCGTGTCCGCTTTTAACACATACGCTTTCGAATGATATGCCGAAGCAGACAGAGATTGCTATCCTTACAGTTGGTGGAACCAACTATCAGGACTGGGAGAGTGTTTCGGTCAAGCATCAGTTGCGCGAAATGCCGGCATTTTCCTGCCGTTTTACTTGCAGTGAAGGGTCGCCGCTAAGCAAGCATCTGTCAAAGCTGCAGATCATGCCGGGAATGACGTGTACCGTTACGCTGGCGGGACAATTAGCTTTTACCGGTAAGGTCACGACGCGGCAGGTGTTCGTGGACGCGCGGCGTCATCACATTGAGATACAATGTGCCAACAATTTGCAGATGGCGATTTCAAGTGTTATTTCGAAGACCGGTGAGTGGAAGGACAAGGAGCCGGAGCAGATCATTCGTGACGTGCTGAAGCCGCTCAAGATCAATTTAAAGATCGAGGGCGGTGCACTGCCCAAGTTCAAGATACCGCGTTATTCGGCCACTCCCGGCGAGTCGGTTCACGATTTTATCGATACGTTGACGCGACATCTCGGTATAAAGGGTAGTCCGATCGGCATTGCGCATACTGCGGACGTACAGGGTAATTTTGTTATCCTGACCGGTTCTGTTGGCGGTAGCGACTCGCTGGTTGAAGGCAAGAACATGCTGGAAGGACGTGAGGTCATCTATGACCCGTTGCAGGCCGGCGGCGTGCCGTCGCCTAATCAGGGTCCCGGCAATGATGAACAGCATGGAGCCAAAGTCTCGCATGAGCCGTTTTCGGCCCAGCCGTTTGAGACGTTCGGACAGAAATACGTGCCAAGTGTCGTCGTCCCGGAGATACCGTATTTTCACAAGGACCTGTTAGAGGGACGTGCAACAGGCGAGAGCAACTGGCTGCAGGAGTCGTACGTCACGGTATATGGTACGGTTCACGGTTGGTTGCGACCATCGGGCGGATTGTGGAACAGAGGGCAATACGTGACGGTTAATTCTCCGATGCTGGTCATGAATGGCATTCCGCTGATCCTGAAGAGCGCCACGTTCAGTCAGGATAACAGCACCGGCACGCGTACTGTGCTTGAACTAGTTAACACTAAAGCTCTTGGGGAGGGCGTACCTACGCCAAGTCAATGACAATACGAACGACACTTGCTCATGCTACGCGTCAGGCTCGCATGGGAACTGCACGCGCAACGATCCGTGAATTTAGTGACGACCATTTGATGCAGGAAGTGGTCAAGGGAGACGTTTATCACAGTGAGACGCCATCTGATTTCGAGCGCTGGCAGATGGTCGGCATGACGTCATTTCCGATCAAGCAACAGGAAGACCCAAGTGCCAAGCAGGGTGCGAAGAAGCAGGGCAATCCTACGGAAGACGGCGACTGGAACCACGATCAGCCGAAAGGACCGGCAGCTGAGGCGCTGATGCTCTATATCGGCGGGTCACGATCACATCCGGTGGCGCTGGTCGATGACAGGCGCGTGCGGCCCTACGAGATGAGTGAGGGTGAAGGCGCGAACTATGCGCCGGATGGCTCTGAGCAGATGGTGCTGTTCAAGGGAAACGGGACCTATATCGTTTCGCTCGACGGCAAATCGGTCAAGGACCCGAAGGAAAATGCCACGCGTATGGTCAGTTTGCGTCATGTCAACAAGAAGATGCAGACGCACAAGATTGAGAAGAAGAAAGATGCAGGCAGCGGCGGCGGTGGATCAGCAGGGGCGCAAGCCGCAACGAGAGAGGCAGCGGCAGGCGGCGGCGAACAGAAGAAGGAAAAATACAAGCACGAAGGTGAAAGCGTCAATACTGAAGTCCGCAACACCAAGGACAAGATTGAATTCTACGCTCCCGGCGACAAGATGGTGGGCGTCTATGACAAGTCAAAGAAGCGATGGTTCCTTGACGTTGACGGTGCGGGCACTTGTACATTTGAAATGCTCGCGGACAAGTTAGTGCTGACTGTCGGTGGCTCTAATATAGAAATCACAAGCGGCAGGATAAAACTGACATCGCCACGGATCGATCACAACTAAAATGCCGCCAGCACATCGCAACGGTGATCTTAGAATATGCGGGGCCGGAACCGTTGTGGTCAATCAATCAACTACGTTTGTTGAAGGACGCCTGTGGGCCGTAGCCGGCGACATCAATGATCATGGTGACGGACAATTGATACCGAGCGGAGCATCGGTCTACATTCAGGGTGCGCTTGTTATTGTACATGCACCTGACTTAGCTCAGCCAGATGATCTGTGTATTCCGATCGGTGAGCCGCACTGCGAACCAATGACTGCTGCTGGTAGTCCCACAACGTTTGCGTACGGATAGTTAATGGCAACGATCCAAGAAATAGCTCCTGCGCCATGGCGCATGCGGCTGGTGCCGGCGGAGTTTTCCGGCGCACGTTATCATGTCGAGCAGCAGGCACGCAGCGGGGGTCGGCGCGTCGTTTTACACGAATATCCGAAGCGGGACGTTCCGTACGCCGAGGACATGGGGCGTGCTGCCACGCGCTATCAAATCACCGGCTATCTGATCGGGCCGAATTATCATCAAGGCAAACGGGCGCTGATGCGGGCGCTGGACAATGGTCAGGGTATGCTGACTGATCCGTATCTGGCAGAGCCGAAAATGTGCCTGTGCGAGCGCTATAATGTGACGGAGACACGCGAGCGCGGCGGCTATTGTACGTTCGAGATGACGTTTGTAGAAGTCGGTACACCGGGCAACACACCGGAACAGCGCGACAGCGCCGGTGATGTGGCGACCGGGGCGCAGACTGCTGGAACCGATGCGGCGCAGACGGCGAATGATCAAGCGGCCATGGTTGATCAGGGAGCAACGCCGTGAAGAAATCGGAACGAGCCGAGTCGTTAGCAATTTCAACCCGATTGATGGCTCAGTTGGTCAGATTTCCAGTTTCGTCGGTCGGTGACGAAGGAGCTAATCTGCGTTCGGCAGTTGGAAAATTCCTGAGTAACTTTCATCAGCTGATCGTCGATAGAGTCGTTGGGACGGAGCTGTTTGCTTGTTTTGAACAAGCGCGCGTAGCTGGAGCTACGGTAGGTTCAATGAATAACGTGCGCAAGGCCATGTTTGTGGAAGCGCCGATGTTTCCCCTCGGATTGGCGATTGTTAATGCTGCGGTCATTTTTTCGTTCGTGGAGCAGTCGCAGGTCATCGCTAAGATGCAATTCAGGAGCCGCATTGAAGCTAGCGCTTTGATGGATGAGATGGCCGTTGTAATAGAGGACATCAAGTTGACCAAGGCTGACTCGTTTGTGTCGAAGGACTATCAGAATTTCGTCGGGCTGGCTGCGTTGTTGGTGCAACATCTGTCAGCTACTGAACGACAATTGCCACGTGTCGTTAGTTATCGATATCCAGTAAATTTCCCAGCGTTGACATTGTCAAATCGCATCTACGGCGTGGGATCGCGCAGCGATGAGCTGATTGCCGAGAACAAAACGGTCCACCCGGCCTTCATGCAACGCAACGTCATAGCGTTGAGCGAATAGACATGGCAGACGTCCGGATTATCAACGTTACCAATCTGGAAGGCATCTGGGCCGACTGGCTGCTGAAGCCGAATGCCACGCTTGATGAGACTGAGGAGCTGGTCAATATCGTCAAGATGGCACTGCTTACTTACGCGCTGGCTGATCCGGACGACATTCTGCCTGATCCGGACAGCACTGATCGCTGCGGCTGGTGGGGCGACTACGAAGCAGAGACGATTTGGGACGGCTGGCCGATCGGTGCCAAAATATGGCTGTTGAAGCGGGCCAAGATCACGCCGGCGGAGGCACGCGAGGGTTCGACGCTGGCACGGGCCGAGCAATATTGCCGGGTCGCTCTGCAGCCACTAGTCGAAAAGCGCATCTGCACTCGCATCGAAGTGGAGGCGACACGTGGTAGTATCGAACGGATCAATGTGCTGGTGACCGTCTATCGCGGAGCGGAAAGGAAGATTGAGTTGCGCTTTCAAAATCTGTGGGATGAAATCACAGTTAGAGGGGAATGAGCCTTGCCGTGGACCACACCAACGCTGCGCGCTGTACGCGAAACGGTTCGCGGTGAAGTCACCACTAGCCTAGGTCGGGCGTCGTTCATCGGCAACAGTGTGTTGCGCGTCATGGCTGATGCGATGGCGGCGGTCTGTCATTTGACTTTGCGTTACCTCGACTGGCTGGCATTACAATTTCTGCCTGACACTGCCGAGCACGAATGGCTCGATCGTCATGGTGATATCTGGCTTGTCAATGCTGACGGCAGCACGGGCCGCAAGGTGGCGACGTTCGCAGATGGCGACGTTACGGTTTTCGGTGATCAAGGTACGATCGTTCCTG